TCATTGCCAGTTGTCCTCTGGTGGCACCTGGAGGGCGTCCATCAACGAGGACAGCGTCTTTCGGGCCGGGAAACCTGCCTCCGCCGTGAGCTGACCCGTCCTCAGGTCGATCGAGACCGCCGAGATCGGGGCGATCGCATTGCTCCACTCCGGGTCCACATCCGCGCCGGTGAGCTGCACGCAGTCCCCGGGCGCTGGCTTCCACGGCGCGTCGTGGTTGAAGACGATGTTGCCGGTCATCGGGATCCAGTTCTGTGCCTGGAAATAGTTCTCTGCCAGATCTCCGGGGGCGTTCACGAAGTTCGTATGCTCCGCCAGCTCGCCGATATCACCGATGATGCCCGCCTTCAGGATGGCGGCCACCTCGGCCGGAGACTTGCTGATCGCCGTCACTGCCACCCTCGCCATGTAGAAGTAGAACCGGGTGAACTCCGTCCGGTTGAGAGTTCCCGGCGTTCCCGCTGTCACGATGGCGGTGGTGTAGCCCTCAAACCTCCGGACCTTCGATCCTTGCGCCTGCTGGAGCTGCTGCATCCCCGCATGCACGTTGTCGTAGCCCCGCACGTTGAACCTCAGCTCGCCCTCGTAGTAGAGCGTCTGCTTGGTCGCCCCCGCTTGTGCCAGCTGCGCATCCGTGAAGGCACCAGTCCGTATCACATACCATCCTGTCCTCACCTCCACGCCAGCCGCATTGCGCAGCTTCATTGGGGTGGTGGAGACCGTCATGTTTGGTGTGTATGGGTCTGAGGCATTCGGGCTTTTGTAATACTGGGAGTGCCAGGAGAAGGAAGTGCCGGTCACCAACGACATATCGAACGACGAGACCGCCCGCGCCTGCTGCAGGGCCGAGTCCAGGGAAAGGATGTTCGCCCAGGTCATCGGAAACGCCGCCGTCTGCCCCGCTGCGTCCAGATCGGCAGCCGTTTTGTTCAGCGCCGCCAGTGCCTCCCTGTAGGCGACGAGTGCCGCGTTCAGGCTTTCCAAGGCACTCGCATCAGTCCGCTCGTATCCGGACAGCAGCAGCGAGATCTGGCGGTCCGCCTCGGCCGCCGTGTTCCCTGCCGATTGGGTCACCACCGTATAGTCAGTGTAGCTGGTCCGCTCCACCGAGTGGATCGTCACCCCCAATGCCTTCTGCCATGGCTGTGGCTCCAGGGTCGCCCCCTTCACCCCGTGTCCGGCAACATCCGTGTTGATCACGTGGGGAGCACCCCGGCGCTTGATCACCAGCCGGGCCGGATTTGCGGAGAAGTCCATGTCACTACCCGCATCCGGAACATACTTCAGAACCGTCAGGATCGAGTCGCCGATCGACGCGGACCGCAGCGCCATTTTAGGCACCGCGTAGAGCGTCGGCCAAGTCGCCTGAGTCTGCACCGGCAGACTGTATCCACTCGCGGCCGCGATGATGGAGGCCAGCGTGATCTGGACGCTCTGGGTGGGATACACCCGGTAGGGTCGGGCCGCCGCATCAGTGCCCAGGAGGGGAGCATTCAGCAGCCGCGCCCACACATCCTTGCCGGTGAAGGTGTAGGTCCGGCTCTCCATCGAGTATTTCCGGGTCACCCGTCCACGGAAGAGGATGCGGGCCTCCGAATCCATCAATGCGATCTCCTGTTCTTGGTCCGGTAGGATCGACAGTTGGTGCTTCGGGATGGTGAAGGTCAGCGTGCTCACATCGAGGCTGGCACGCCTGAGCGTCGCACTGGCGATGCCGAGCTGTTCCAGCGTGCGTGCGGTGCCATCCAGCGTCTTCCCTGCCTGGCCCACTAGGAAATACGGCGCGGTGTATTCTATCATCGGAGACGGGTAAGAATGCCAGCGATCTGCTGCTGTTGTTGCTGATAGGCGGAGACGATGCTGCTGAAGCCTGCGGACACGGTGGCTGCGAAGGAATTGAACGCCTGGATCTCGGCGTTATCCCTCTCGACGAGCGCCGTCTCCACCTTCTTGACGGCATCGGTGACCATTCCCGTATGCTCCGCCTTCGGTGCCAGACTCTCGATCTGCGTGACGGTGCTCTTCCGTTCCTGGTCGAGGCCGGTCTTCACATCCTGTGCCTTGGCCTTGACCGGCTCGGCCGCCTCACCGGTCACGGTGGGGATCGCATTGCCGATCTCGGCATAGCTGCTCTGGATCGACTTGTAGATCTTGTCCCCTACGGCCTTCGCAGCGGGGGAAAGGGCGGCGGAGGTCTGGGACTCCAGAGAGCTGAGTTCGGTATCGAACTGATCAAGAAGCTTGGTCTTGGTGATAATGAACTTGCTCGCATCCAGATCTGCCTGGGAAATGGCCTGAGCCGCCTTGTCTTGTGCCGCCTTGGCCGCCGCCTCCAGCCTATCAATTTCCGCAGGATTGTTGTTGGCGGCGTCGTTCGCAAGAATCCGTGCTTTTGAAGCTGCCTCGGCGGCCGCGTCGGCGGCTGCACGGGACTCGGTGACCTGCTGGGTGAGATTATCCAGCTCGGTCCTAAGCCTCGTCGCGAGCAGCTGCATCTCTGCCAGCCCCACGTCTCCTCCCTCGTTGCGCGCACGTGTTACCGAGGATTGCGCGAGAGAAACTTCCAGATCGTTCTTCGCGGACCGGAGTTCATTGATCTGACGGATCAGCCCTACCTGCTTCTCCAGCTCCGCGTTCTCATCCGCATAGACCTTCTGGATGAACGCGGTCCGCTGCTCCCGCATATAGGACTGCCGAGCTTCCCGCACTGCGTTGGCGGAACTCACCACCATGTCGGCATACTGGCGCTCCGCCTGCTCGGCCGCCTTCTGGGCGGCAGTCATTTCCTTGAAAGCACTGACCACGCCACCGGCACCACCGGCAATTCCGGCGAGCACCCCGAGCAGGGGATTCCCTGTAGCAATGAAGGTGCCGATGCCTGCTTGGAAAACGCCCAGGGAAGTCCCTGCCTGGTCCAGCACGTGGGCCATATCCGTGCCCTCCTCGGCCGTGCTCCTCATTTGCGAAATGAGCGACTGCAGGTGCTGTGCAACCTCCATGGCGACCATGGCTCTCGTGGCACTTTCCACCTGCCGGATGGACTCTGCCTGTTCCTTCGCAGCACGCGCCGCTTTCACGGTCGCAAGATCTTGATTCGCCAGCTCCTGAGCCGCCTTCTTGGCCTCGGCGACCATGGCCTGCTCCGCTTCGGTGAGCTGGAGGACATCGGCGCTCGCCTGTTGGGCGGCTTCACCCGTCTGTTGGATGCCATCCTTCAGATCCGACTGCACTGCTCCGACCGCCTTCAGCGCCGAAGCTTCCGTTGTTGCTGCATCGCTGACCTTCCTCCGGCGCTCGGCCATCTCATCGAGAACCGCCGTCACCTCTTTGGACTGCATCCACTGTTCGCGCTCGGCCTCAGTGAGGCCGTCCATCTGCGCCGCGTAGTCCCGCAGCTCCTGATCGGACAGAGAGGCCGCGAGTTCACGATGGGTTGCGGCCGCAGCTTTGGCCGAATCCTTCACCTCCTCTACGGCCTTCTCCACCTTCTCCGCCCCGGACGCGTCGCCGGTGGTCTTAAGGTGGAGGCTGACGTCATTTTCGTTTGCCATGGTTTCGATCTCTTAGCCTGCCCACACGGGCGAAATGGTGGGGGTTCCGGTCGCCCCACCGAAGGGCGTCCACGTGGTCACCTGCCACGGATAGTCTTTCATCTGGCCCTCGAAGCCGCGGCCCGCGCTTCCTTGGATCCGCCAGCGGTTCGCAACGCGCTGGATCGTCACGTCCGCATCGTGAAACACCAGATAGCCCTCGGAGAGGCCGGTCTTAGGGACGGGGCCATTGACGTCAACGGGATTGGTGATGCCGGAAAGATTGACGCGTGCGAGCAGCGGCAGCGGGGAAGGTGGCCCTGGCAACAGCGATGGCACTTCGCCAGGCGTTGGCTCCGGGGAACCAGGGGTGGCCGTGCTCACCAGCACCCGCTCGCCGCACATGCCCCGGTATTCGGTCACGGTCACCTGCTTCCCTCGCTTCGGGGTGATGAGCCTCACCGTCTGGCAGGCCAGCACCCGGGCATGTTTGTATTCGTAGACGTTGCCCTCGTAGATCGAGTAGCGGAACTTGCCCTGCACGCCTTTTGGCATCGTTGCAGGATGGTCCAGGCACCACGCCTCCGCCGCTTGGTCAGTGTCGTGCAGCACCCTGCGCGTCCAGGCCGGGGTGAAGGCCGTATTCCCCAGCGAGATCCCGGTGGCATACGCTCCGCCGATCGCACCCGTGGCGAAGTCACCCTGCTGCATCGGCCAGCGCACGAAGTCCCGCATCCCGTCGCCGTGGTCCAGCAACAGGATGGGATCTCCCGTCACCGGGATGAACTCGATTTTGACCAGGCTCAGGATCATTGCAGATGCGGCAGGATGACGCGTGAGATGTAGTACTGTCCCAGCGCGGACGGGTGAAGCTTGTCAGGGTAGAGTTCCAGCACGTTCGATCGACCCGCCAAACCGATCGTTGGATCCAGATCCGTGCGGGCGATCCGCAGTCCGGGGATGTTGAGAGAAATGACCTTTGCGATCAGCTCGGCGCGGGACGTTTCATAGTTGCCTGGGTAGCCATCATTGGTGACCGGCGTGAGAGGAGACCAAACGATGCGTCGCACGTGGGGCCTCACCGCAGCCACGAAGGTCTGGATCCGCCCGGCTATCGCATTGATGTCCGGGGTCGCCGTGAGAAGATCGTTGATGCCGATCGCGATCACCAGATCCACGTTGCGCCCGCCTGCCGCGATCACATCATCCACATATCCCGCCAGTGCGGAGGTGGTGATGGAACTGAGGCCGAAGTTCACCACGTGCGGGGACAGGAAGTTGATGGCCACATTGCCCACTCCCGACACTGCCCCCTCCATGGTGGAGTCACCCACGCCGATGATCTTGGACGTGAGAGGCTGAGGTGCCAGATGGTGTAGGGTCAGCGTCAGCGAGCACACCCGCCCGGTCAGGGCCGGATCCAGTGGGGCCAGAGGTCGCGTAATCCCTGAGTTCTGATAGACCGAGACGCCGATGATGGAGCCTTTCGGCAGGAACAGCATCCCGCTTGCTTCCACCACAGGGAAGCCGCCGGTCGCCGCCATATCCGAGGTAAGAAGATCGCGCACTCCCGTGATCTTCACAGTTGTGGAAACCCGGCCAGCAATCACCGTGTCGTAGAAGGAAGTCCTGCTCTCGATGTGATACCAGCCGGTCTTCTTCACCCGGATACCCAGGTTGAACCCTTCCGTCACCAGCTCACCCGGAGTCGTCAGGGTGTCGAACGGAATGTCCGTCGTCACCCCGGATGGGATGCTGAGCGATGTCGAGATATAGGCCCTCGTCACTTCAACGGACGATATCGCTCCTGGGGAAGGCTGACCTCCGGTTGATTGACCGGGCAGTTCCGGATTCAGCTCCGGCGGCGGACCGGCCACCACCCCGGGGAGCGATGGCATTTCCGGCGGAGGACCGACCGGGCCGGGGACGCCGCCACCCTCCACCAGGGACGGAACGGATCCGGGTGTGGGTGCGTCTGTATCGGGGACGGGTGACGGCGTGGGCATGGCGGTGCAGATGGGGATGTTTCAGAATCAGGCGGCGACGTTCTTCGGCTCGACCGAAGCGATGGAGGAGGGGATCACCTCGAACTTGAAGGCGGGCTTGGTGCGGTCCTTGTTCCAGGTGGGCGCGGCGTCCAGGCTGAACTTGCCGTAGACCACGGCCACCACCTTCTTGACGTTCTTTTGATCCCGCTGCTCGAAGTTGAGCCATCCCTCGATCGAGCGGATCTTGTCGGCGAACGGGGTCACCGGAGTGCCGTCCACCGGGGTGGTCTTCATACCCCAGGCGAGCTGCCAGAACATTTCGTTGGAGCACTTCAGGGTCATCTTGATGATGTCTTTCACGAAGTTGGACTCCTCCTCTTTGTAGTAGCCGCCGTTCACGGCGTCGGGGCAGTAGTCCGGCTCTCCCGGCTCGTCCACGGCCTCGAAGGAAGACTCCAGGACACAGCCCAGCGTCTTCCAGAACTCCAGGTCTTCCGACTCCTCCGGATAGAAGCCGGAGTCCACGGTGTTTTCGCCGACGACGGTGCCTTTCGGGACGAAGGACGCGAAGCAGCCAATGATGATTTTTTCCAGTAGCATGGTGTGGTTGTTGATGAGGTTGAGAGTTGGGTGCGGAGGGTCAGACGGTGCCGAGAACTGCCACGTTGCCCTGGGTGCGGTGCCACTCGGCTACCTCCGGAGAGACCTTGAGCTTCCGTCCGGCGGCCGCAGTGCCACCGGCGATCTTGGTGCCACCCTTCAGCACCTTCACCCACACCTTCAGGGTGGATGCGGGAGCCGGGGCGGGGTCAGGTTCTGGAGGGGCTTCTGCCTCAGGCTCCGGAGCCACAGCAGTGGTATCCGCGGCAGGCGCGGCGATGACTTCGGAAGCCACGGCGGGCGGGACTTCAGCGGCTGCTTCGGGAGCAGCGGGTTTCTTGTTTCGTTGGGCCATGATTCAGGGCGTGGTTGGTTTCGGGATGTTGTGTCGGATGTTGAAAATGGTTTCGCGGGCGTGCCACGCGGGCTTGCCGTCCGCCTGGGCGATGCCGTCATTGAAGGAGCGGACCTTCAGCTCGTAGTGGCAGTGGAGGCCGTCGTTCCATCCGTGGAGAGCGTGCAGCATCGAGTGCCACTTCAGCTCCTCCGGAGCCGCGCCCTTCTGGAGGGAGATCGGGCAGAAGGAAGTGATCGGGATGGTGAGGTCCGCGACCAGATCCGTGTCATCCAGGAAGCTGCCCTCGTTGATGCCGATCACCCACGCGATCCGGTCCGGGTTGGTCCGTGCGTTGACCGCCGTGGCGATGTCATTCCAGATGTCCGTCTGCCGTTTCAGGATGATGGCACCTGCCGTGCAGACGCCTTCCTCCACCATCCGGGTCGCGATCTTCTCGCGGAGCAGCTCCAGTGGTGCCGTGCTCATGCTTGCTTTCCTTTCTTCATGGATCGTTCGAGGAAATCGGTCGCCTCCTCAATGAGCGCGGCTTCGATCGTTTCACGGGACGGCATGGCATCCTCGTCCCGGTCGATCGTCACCGAGTCGGCGAGGTAGTAGACCGGCCGGATCTGCGTGCGTGCCGCGATCTTCACCGGCTTGGAGACCATCTCACCCGGGCGGTTGCCTCGAACCCGCACCCGCCCGTCCGTCTTGCCGGTCAGGCTCTGCGTGCCCGCGTTGCTGCGCTCGAAAAGGAGCGGCACGTGCGGCGAGATCGTGAAGAGCTTGCGGCCGTATTTCTGCTCATAGGTCCGGGCGAAGATGCCATGTGCCTCCGGCACGATCGGCACCGTCAAGGCCTTCGCCTGCTTCGGTTTCACGGTGCCCCCGTTGAGGTGCAGCCGGAATGCCTGGCTCGCCACGGTCAGGACCGCGCCCTCTTCGGTCACGCCGGTTACGCCGGTGTCATCGGCCACCCCGTTCCAGAAGTTGGTCCGGCGGCCGCCCAGCTTGTTCGGCGTGGCGTTCTTCGACCGGAAGTGATCCTTCAGCTCGTCGGCCCAGCGGTTGGCCAGCACCTTGTTGAGACCGGCGCGGTTCTTCACCTGGCCCTGCACCTCCACAAGGATGGTGCGGCTGTTGTCTTCGATGATGACGCTGACGGAAATCACAGCCTCACCTCCTCACCGTTGATGATGATCGTGACCTTCTCCCCGGTGGCATCAGCCAGGTCTTTCGCCCGGGCGGCCGCGTAGACCTTCGCCGTGCCACGGGGCGCACGGAATCCGGAGATCACCCGGCCGCCGATCTTGAAGATCACGGCGGCCGCCGGTTCGTCGCCGAAGTCTTGGCCATAGCCGAGCAAGCGGCCGTTCCGTGGATCCAGTCCGGCGCTGAGCGCGTGGATCTCATCCAGGCGGAGCTTCGTCAGGTCCGGCCGCCAGGCGTAGAGGTGGCCGTCGCGGACCGCCACGCGCACATTGTCCGGCAGCCACTGCCGGATGAGGAAACCGATTACCTCCGCGTAATCTCCCCACTGATCGTGATAGAGGCCTTTCCGGCCAACCGCGACGGCACTGGTGCTGGCGAGGATTTCTTCGGCGAACTCGCCAGTATCGAAACCGGGTGGGTAGGCGGCAGCATCGTCGTCGGATCTAGCCCGCTCGATCTGATCACGTCCGGCGTCGGCGATTTCGCGCGCCCTGGCCGTGAGTTGCTGTGAGATGGATTGGTCATCTTCGTGGGTAGGATGGAATGAAATCTTGTCTTGGTCAAATTCGATCGAGTCCCCGAACTCGCTGCGCAGGCGGTCCTGGGATGCCTGGGGGAGGTTCTTGCTGGAAGCTTGCACGCCGCTTGCAAAGTCCATTTCCGGCATGGTCTGCGGGTCATCGATACCCGGAACTCCCAGCCGTTTTGCCTCGCGCCAGCGGACGTTGCGCAGGCCCATGCCGCTGCCCCACTTGAAGGGTGGCCATGGCACACCGAAGTCGGAGATCCATTTCCAGATCGGATCTGACTTCAGGGCGATCATCCGGCCCTCGTAGAGCACGCCGCCGTGGTCGGTCCAGATCTCCAGCCATTCGCGGGGCACCTCGCGATCCTCCACCCGGATCAGCTCCCAGCAGGGAGCGGCTTCGATGAGGTCCGGATCAAAGGATGCCTTCCAGTTCGCGTAGCCCCGGGCCATGCCGAGCTGCATGTCCCAGATCAGGCCGAGGCGGCCGGCACTCGACAGGTCGCGGATCGTCCCCTGGTCTTTCGGCTCCGGCTCGTAACCCAGCGCGTGCAGTTCGTCCTGCATCTCTGCGATGAACCGGGCGCGGTCCATCGTGATCTCCTCACCGTTGGCCAGCTTCTCCCGCTCCAGCTTCACCCGACGCAGGATCTTTTCCTGCATGATGGCCAGCACGCGCTCGCATTCCACGTAGGCGGAGAAGAAGGAAATCTCCCGGATCTCAACCGGCACACGGCTCCACTCAGCCGAGGACAACGTTGCGCCCAGGGGCGTGCGTTGTCCCAGCCTGGCCACCGCCTTTTCAAGCGGCTGTGCTGTGGTGAAGTTGATCATGGTTATCGCAGGTCCAGCTCGGTGGGCTGGTGGAGGCCGTCATCCGGACGGATGATGAGTTCGTGATAGTTGGAGGTGCTGCCATCGGCCCGGTGGGCGATGCCGTTCTTCCGGCCGACCGTCGTGATCAGGCAGTCCTTGAAGAGTCCCCGGTTGGCGGGCGTGTCATCGATCGTCAGAATCCAGGTGCCTTTCATCTGGTCCAGGCCCTCGACCCGGAAGCGGGCGAGGTCATCGATCGTCCAGGCACCGTAGGCTGCCTCCCCCGTGGTGTAGGGCGGGTCACAGAAGAAGACCGCCCGCTTGGAGTCGTAGTCCGCCACGCATTCCTTCCAATCGAGGTTCTCGATCACCACCTTGTCCAGGCGGCGGGCGAAGGCGCGGAGCAGGGCCATGCGACCCTCTTTGGAAGTGAAGGAAGCACCCCCTCCGGACTTCGCCGTTCCGAAGTGATCCGGCGCACCACCAAAGCCGTTCTTCATCCGCATGAACCAGCGCGCTGCGCGTTGGATGTCGGTGAGGCCGCGCTGCTCCTTGAAGTCATTGAACTCCGCCCGGCTGTTGAGCATCATGTCCATCTCCCGGAACAGTTCGTCGAGGTGGTATTTTACCACGCGGAACAGGTTCACCAGGTCACTGTTGCGATCGTTGATCACCTCGGCTCCGGAGGGTGCCTTGGCGCACAGCAGCGCGCCTCCACCGCAGAACAGCTCCACATACATATGGTGGGGCGGGATCAGCGGGACCAGCTCCTTGACCAGCCAGCGTTTGCCACCCTGCCAGCCGAACACGGGCGACGGCGAACCCGCCACCGGCATCGGCCTGCGGGCCATAGCGGCGAGGGCTTCCAGCATGTGCGCGAGATTGTCGTCGCCCAGCGGCAGGCAGTTGGATGGTGGTGGTGCGGAAGTCATCGGAAAGGGAATCACGGGCGGTCGCCCAGCTCGCGGCGGAGACGCATGGAGGCGTTCTCCATCTCACGGATGGCCAGGGTCAGGTCGGGAGATTTGAAAGGGTCTTGGTTCAGGTCGGAAATCAGGCCTTCGATCATCGAGATCGAAGCCAGGCGGCGGGGAATGGCGGGTTCGACGGAGGCCAGCTCCGCTTGCGCACGTGTGGCACCGGCCTTGGCCAGATGTTCTTCGTGGGGATCGTCCGTCTCGACGGACAGCAGCTCATTGAGGCGCTTCCGCAGGACATGGCACTGATGGTAAAGTCCTCGGATCATCGGTCAGATTCCGTTCATGCGTTTGCGGCCGGTGCGCAGGCCCGGGGCGGACACCACCTGCACGCCATGCTGCGGGGTTTCCTCCGGCACCGGGTTCTTCATCGGATCTTCCGGCGGCTCCGGACGGAATTTGCAGAGGGCGACCTGGCCGAAGTATTTGATCGCGTTGTCGTATTCCAGCTGGCGGGCCTCGCCTGGCTGGTAGTTGGGAACGGTGATCAGCAGGCGGAACCGGGCGATGGCCAGCGCATTCGCACGCATGCTGCGCGGGATCAGCGTGGCGTCCGCGCTGAGTTGGTTCTGCGTGCAGGTAGCGATGTAGCCGCGAATCTCCGCCACCAGGTCGCTGAGCAACTGCGGCACGCGATCGCCGGGCGTGTCCGGCGCGTCGGTGGTGCCGAAGTCCACGCGCTCGCTCTCGGTGAGCGAGCTGAGGAGGTCGGCTTCAGTCAGGGTGATCCAGTTGGGCATGGTGGAGGAGACGTATGGGGCGTGGGTGAGGTGTTACTTCTTGGCCTTTGTAGCGGCGTCTTCCTGACGTTGCCGTGCGGCAACTTCGGTTGCCTGTTCACGGCTGAGACCGGCCCGGACGCGCCACTCGATGTCATCGGCAGCCGAGGCAGGTGCAGCTGGCGCGGAGGCTTCAGATCCAGCTCCGCCGCCGCTTTCACCGGGAGTGCCGGTGCCACCTCCGGGAGTCTTCTCCTTTTTGATCTCGATGCCGTTCTTCGTGGCCAGTTCCTGGAGGACGGGAACAGTCATGGTTTCATCGCAGGCCACGCCCTTTTCCTTCAGAGAGGCGAGCAGTTCGGTTTTGTTCTTCATGATGATGGGTGGTGGGTTGGATGCTTTGGCTTTCGCCCGCAAAACCCGGACCCCTCGCAGAGGTCCAGGTGATGAGGTGGCAGCGGGTGGGAGAAACCCATAAACCCACCCGCTGCCAGTGCCCCGTTCGCGGGCTACGCGAGCAGATCAGGACTGAGCGATCGTCAGTTTACGGACGCCTGCGGTGATCGGACTGATGAACGTGGAGTAGTGCTCCACGGTGATGTCGGTGAACTTGCGCTTGGCATCGACATACACCGCGAAACGCTGCCCATCGTCGGTCGGAGACCAGACCCGCTTGATGTTGCTGGGATCATCCAGCAGCTGGCCCTGCTCGGCGGAGTAGACGTAGGCCAGTGCCGAGAGGATGTCGGCCTTCGCCGCGCCCTTCTTCGATTGGTAGAGGGAGTCCTCCCGGCGCACCTTGCTCAGGCCCAGATAGCGAGCCAAATCCGCTTCATCATACTCGGCATGGTTGGCCAGTTCGTTGTCCCGGGTGCCCGCTTCGTAGGCATCCTGGCGATACATCCATGCCAGGTCGCCAAGCACCAGGTGCGTCGGGCGAAGACCCTTCGCAGTGAGGCTGAGGCGGACCGCGTTGCGGAGGTCGCCATCCGGATTGCTTGCGGCGTTCCAGGTGACGTTCGTGTTGGTGGACGCGGCTTCGAGCAGGGCGATGCCACGGAGCAGTTCGGCGCGGATCAGGCGTTTGCGGAGGTTGTCCGCGATGGCCTTTTCCCAGCCCGGGCGGATCTTGCCGTTGCCGTCACGGGTGAGGCCGTCGTGATCCTGGCGGTAGGTGAGTCCCTTGTTGACCACTTTGGAGGTGATCTTGGCTCCACGGTATTCGACCCGCTTGAAGGCACCATTCACCGGCCGGATGTCGGAGTCGTCGGTTTCCGTGATGAAGAACTCGTCGTTGTGCTTCTGGAACTCGAAGAACCGGCCCGCTTCAACGGGCGGGAACAGCTCATCGAGCACGGCTTCCAGGTCCGGTGCCGGTTGCCCGGCAAGGTAGGCGGTGAGGGCTTGGCTGAGGTTGGCCGAGTCATAGGCCGACGCGTTGGCGACGGTAATCTGCCCGGCGACGGCGGTGACGGCGATGAGCGCCCCAGAAAAGGTGGCGATGTTGGATGAGGTTTTCATGAGTGATGAAAAAGAATGATGTGTGGTGTGGAGGTGGTGGGTGGATCAGGACTGGACGACGGGCGGATAGGGCTGGAGTTCGAACTCATCCCCATCTGCGGCAGCAGCGGTCAGGGAGCGGCCCACCAGATACTTGCCAGTCCCGCCTGTGGAACTGAGCTTGCCCCCGGCGGCTGTGTAGACCGGGACGTCTGCCGCTATCGCGGCAGAGGCCACGCCTAGGACAGTGCGCCCATAGCCGGTCTCCACGGCGACTGCCTCACCGACCGCGGCCTCGTCTTCGGCGAAGCCGATCGGCAGAACGCCAGTCGCCGCGCAGGGAGCGACCTGTTTCCCCGCAGTGGTTCCCTTTCCAGCGACCAGGTGCGGGGCGCTGAACGCGGTTTCCGCGAAGCGGGTGACGGGGCCTTGGTGGGATCCGGCACTGTTGGACGCGACAAGGTCCGGCGAGGGGACGAAGGCGCGGGCGATCGCCGCGAATGGGGCGAGGATGAGGGCCATGATCAGGCCGGTGATGTGTGTCAGTTTCATGGTGCGAGTGGGATGACGTGTGGAGCTAGTAGGTTGGCGGCAGGACTTATTGGTTTGTGAACAGTTCAGGCTTCGCCGCCTCAAGCGCGTTGAAGGCTTGCTGCCAACCGGCGTTGGTGGAGACGTCGATGTTCTTTTCCTTCGCATAGGCCCGGACCGCATCATTGATGGCGGTGACGGTTCCTTCGGCCGGAACCTGGTCTCGGCGCGATGGATCGATATGGAGTTGGCTCTTCGTGTTGATGACCGGGCGCAGCTTGCCGAGCTTCACGATCTCCGTGCCGTAGCTGGTATTCAGGGCTTCGATCCAAGCAGGCTTGTCGGCCTCCGTGATCCTTCCGTCCGCGACGGCCCCATCCACCTGCAGTCCGGCTGCAAGGTTGAGATGCTCCTCCAGGGAGTTGATCCGGCTGTTCGCGGTGGTGAGTTCCGTCTTGGCGGTGGTCCTTTCGCCTTCGGCGGTGACCTTGTCGTTCTCTGCGGTTTCTTTCAGACCGAGGAGCTTGATGATGGCGGCGGAGATCTCCGCTTCGGTGGGTGTGGCGTCGGGGGCGAACCCGAGTGCCTTCAGGGCGTCTGGTGTCAGTTGCATGGTGGTGGTTTGTTTCTCGGGTTTGTCCTTGGGGGACGGCTGAGAGTTAAGGGAGATATGGCTGTCCTGGATGTTCGGGTTGTTCGTCAGGGCATCGGAAATGAGCATCACGGGGCGGTAGAATCCGGGCTGCCCTGGGATCTCGTTCAGGCCCCAGCGTGGGGAATGGCCGGTGTAGGCCGGGGCCTCGCCGGAAAGCAGACGGACACCGTCAGAGTTATAGACAGCCTCCACTTCCATGCCTTCCGCGCCCGCGTGGATGGCCTTGATGCGTCCCACCGCGCTGGCCTTGTGCCCAGGGTTCTTCTCCAGCCAGTCCGGATCATCAGCGTGGCCCTCGTAGGTCGGGATGCCCCGTGCGAAGGAAGCCATGCCGCCGAACTTGCCGAAGTTGGAGATCATCGCCTCCACCGCCTCGCGGTCCACCACCTGCTGGATGACCTCGCCGCCTGGGAGGGTCTGCTGGTAAGTGCCATACCGGCAGTAGAGAAACCTCTTGGACTTTTCTCCGTCAGCGAGGGACAGCTCGGACCATACCCCGATGACGGAATTGATGGCCTCCACGGCTGCCGAGTTGATGACGGTGATGAAGTGGGTGAATCGGTTGCGTTTCATGAGATCAGTTCTGTTGGGCATCACGGATGGCTTCCCTGGCACCCTGGAGGGCGGCCGTGCCCATCCCGGCGGCGAGTGTCTTGGCGAGGTCCGCCGCGCCCTTGCGGTCGATGAGTTCCGGGAAGGTGTCGGCGGCGTCCTCCACCAGCTGGAGGAAGTCGGCATCCGTCAGGCCGTCGTCCTGCACCCGGCTTGCAAGCTCCTCCATCAGCGGGCGGATCGGGGCCAGCACCAGCGGCCGAACGCCGAGGGCGGTGGACAGGGAGGATTCCAGCAGCGCCCGGGCATCCGTCGCGCTGTTGATGGAGGTGACACCTGCAGCTGGGGCGGGGGAGGACGGCGCGGGAGCGGGCGGGGCGGTTTCGCCCAGAGCGACTTCGTTGGCGTCCGCCTCCTGGATCCCGAAATTGTTTACGAACCAGCTTTTGGAGATCCGCAGGCCGAGTTCCTTCGCGATCTTCACCTTCGTCAGCTCCTCGCTCACGTTCTGGCGCGTCTTCGTCCGGAGGCGGATCTGCACCAAGTTCGGTGAATCCACCCCGTAGTAGTATTCCACCACCCGCTTCGTGAGCTGGCGGTCGATCGTCTCGCCCACCCACGTCGCATTGTCGGCGTCGAGTTCATCGGCGTCTTCCTGCTGCGGGTTGGATCCAACCCCGTTCGATCTGGAGATGGTGGAAAGGTCGCCGCCGCGCCACAGCATGACGATGGCCCGGTCCATCCGATCGATGAGCTTCTCATACGGGATGTCTCCGCCGCCTTTCAGGTCGAGAACGTCGATCACGTCTCCCGTGTTGATGACCGCGCCGAACTCGCTGCCGATGCTGGCGACGGCCGAAGCCATTTCCTGCCAGCCGGGATCGCCCTTCTTCGCGCTGGTCTTGCCCAGGAATGCGGGCATGCCGTGGCGGTCGCAATAGGTCAGCCAGTCCTGGAGCGGGATCTGTTTGAACATCCGGGCGATGACCGATGCGAGCATCACGCCGCGCCCTTTTGCGGTGAACCAGGCATTGCGCCCGCCCATCTCGGACAGATCCGTGCCAACCAGCGAGTAGGCGGACGGCAGGAACCTCATGAAGCCGGTGGTGGTCTCGAACATCCACGTGGGCACCTTGATCATCCGGGCGGTCAGACCGTTCCGGGAAGGCAGCCACACCACGTGGTGGGCGGAGTAGCCTTTGCCGTAGGCATCCATCACCTGCTGGATGAACAGCCGCATGCCGCCGGTTTCCTCCGGCTCCATGGCATCCTCCGCCACCAGGTTCTGGAAGAACGTCTCCACCCGGGCCTTCTGTTCCTCAGCCAGGCGGCGCTGGTTCTGGGGCACCTCCTCCTTGATCTGGATGTCGTAGCCGTAGCGGGACACCGCAGCCTTCGCTTTCGGTGCCACGGTGGAGATCGTGTCATCGTGCTTCTCCAACCAGTCCATCAGCCAGGCCGCGCCGGAAATTTCGCCCCGGGAATACTGCTCCAGGTAGGTCACCACACGGTCCGGCGTGAGGTTGCGGAGCGGGTTGAATCGCTGCTGCTTTTCCATCGCCACCCGCTCGGCGGAAACAGGTCGGCCATCCGGGCCGAGAATGCGCGGAACGGCCCTCATCGGCATCCCCCTTTCAGATCGGCTTCAAAACCGGCCCTTGCAACGCCCTGCAACGGCCTAAAACCGCCCGGAAGGCGTTTTGGCTGCCATGACAGCGGAATGGGGGTCCGTGGTGAAAATCGGCGGCCGTTCCGGAAAGGGTGTTTTCTGGGCCGTGGACGGGCGCTCGCGGAGCTGATAGAACGAGCTGCATGCACCCCCTGATCGCCTGTGCCGAATGCGAAGCCTTCGCCAATTTTGTCTCGGTTCTGGACTTGGCAGTTCAGACTGGCCTTCTGGTAGTGGCAGGAATTGCGGCTTGGTTCGCCTACCATGCCTATATCGCTCAGTCTGGTCAGCTGCGCATCCTGCAAGATGGTCAGCGAGATGCCAACGAAGAGAAGGCGGCTTCTGCCATGCGGGCTAGGCGCGCATCTGGGCCGTTCTTCAGAAACGCTGCCGGGGTGTGTGCCTCCGATTTGATCCTGAGCGACGGTAGTACGGTGTCCACTTCTGAATACTTCCCTAATGCTGACTTCGTTTCGACAGTTGCTGGAAAAACGAAGCGCTTGGCCAGTGGAGGGAGCTTCTACTTGCTCGTCAAAAATGTGAGGCCCAACCGGGCGATGGTAGATAGCTCCCTGAAGTTCATCAGCCCGCCCCCCGGGCTTAGTGAAACGTTGCACATTTACAAGGTGGCATCTGCCAAGAACGGGGATCTTCCCCAGGGCGACTACTACGTGATTTTCTACTATGCCGTGGCCGGGGCATACCACGCGAGTCCATGCGTCCGCTTCACGATTGATTTCGAGACCTACGACGGATCGATCGACCGCCACACCTATGCGACCGTGATTGGATCCAGTATCATTGAGAGGGAAGATCCGCCGCGAAAATGGTGACCTCACAGACCACCTCCCATCCTACGCATCTCCGGACGGAGTGATTCAATGCTCTGGAACGCGAACGGCCCGGAGTTGTCCTTGCCCGCGTGGATGGCCAGTCCCAGCGCCCAGAAGCGGTCCGCGTGGCCGTCGTCGTCGCTGTCCGCCACGAACCGAATGTTCCCGGACTTGGTGGTCTCCTTCCGGATCTTCCGCAGATCGGTGATGAATGGGTCATCATTGAACGGGATGCGGATGCCCCGGTCCTCGAATGCGCTGCGCACTGGGTAGGCGAGGTCTTCCTTCACGGCGCCGGAGAAGTTCACCCCCTCGATCTTGTAGGAACCGAACCGCTCCGCCGCCCGCTCGGCGAACTGCATGCCGAGGCCCGTCTTGTCGATGCAGGCCCGGCGGCAGATCTCCAGCCACGGATAGATGATGCTCTCCTGGGTGGAGAACGGTGTCTTGTGGAGGTCGATCCGCTTCCGGACGAAATAGAGGCCGCCCACTTTCTCCAGGATGATCAGCGAGGTGAGGTCATGAGTGCGGCCGATGTCGAGGCCCGCGTAGAGAGGGTTCGTGCAGCGGCGGGCATCCTCCAGTGAGTATTCCCAAGCCTCGCCTTCCTTGTAGCAGCACGCGTCAATCAGGGCGTATTCCAGGAATGCAGCCGCATCGTCGGCAGGCACGCACATATACTCCTGGAGGAAGGTTTCTTCATCCCGCGCCCGCTTGCGCTGGTAGGTGTAATAGTCCGCCTCATCCATATCGAGGCGGGGGTCTCCGTCAGCCAGCTTGGTCTGGAGCTTCCAGAGGAAACCTTGATCCAGCGCGTCCTGGAGAGTCACCCGGTGCAGGCTGAAGCCCTTGGGATTTCCCTTCTCATGGATCTCCCGGATCAGCGTGTTGAAATGGTTCCCGCTGCCCCGGTGGGTGGAGATGATCGCCATGGCACCACCCCAGTCGATCGTAGGACCGGCGATGGCATACACCGCAGCCGGATCACGGCGGAGGGCATACTCATCCAGCTTAACGTAGCCGCCACGGCCCGCGAAAGCATCCGGGTTGCTGGACAGCGAGTGGAGCGGTTGACCGTTGGCGAAGTCGATCACGCTGACCGAGTGATTGTTCCCCTTGTCATCGGTGAGGATCCGCTCGCCAACGTCCCGGGCGGCCGCATTCAGGATCTTTGCGAAGCCCATGCAGTCCCTGACGTATTGGCGGGCAGTCAGCTCATCCCGGCTGCTCACCCATGTCTGGAGCCGGTTCGTCGCCAGCGAGTGCCGGCGCACGTCCTCGTAGGAGCTGCCGTAGGAGATGCCGATACGGCGGCCTTTCTCCATCAGCTTCATCAGGGATTTGTCCCGGATCCACCGCTCCTGGTATTCCAGCATGAACACATCCCGGGCGGGGATGTTCTTTGCCTTGCCGCGGAAATCCTTCGCATGTGCTGGACGGATCTTGCTCACAGCAGTTTGAGTTGCTTCTCGATGACCTCCAGCGTCTCCGGCGACAGTCCGCCACCGGCCTTGATCTCCCGGGCTTTCGCCTCCAGTTGGTCCAAGCGTGCCGCCTTGGACTCCAGCAGGGCGATCCTCCGCTCGTCGTGCTCCAGCGCCTTCCTGGCAAGGCCCACCTTCGCGAGGGCCACGTAGGCCTTCACGTTGCCGGACTCCAGCATCTCCGCTGTGAAGATGGTCTGTGCCACCCGCTCCAGATCGTCCGGAGTGATGGACGGATCCGCAGCCAGCTGGAGCTTCGCCTGGAGCGCACGCTCCGCCGCCTTGGCCATGCGCTGCTGCTGCTGATAGTGCGAGTGCCACTCGTAGAACGTGGACGGCGAGACTGTGAAGCCGTGCTCTTCCTGAATGTGGACGAGCATCTCCTCCACGTTGCGGCCTTCCGTTTCCTTGTCGGTCGGATGCATCAGCAGCCACAGCGTCTCCTGGTCCTCCTGCGGGAGGCCCTTCAGCTTGGCATCGGAGCGGATCTTGAGAGCGGCGTCCCAGCCCGGCTTGCCTGTTCGTTGTTTCGACATTCACAGAAATCGGTTCAGAGGGTTGCGAGGAGCACGCGGCCGCGCTCGGTGATCGCGTATTGGACGATTGCTTCGTCGAGGGAGGAGGGGACGAGGGTGATGCGGCCTTGCAGCAACCAGGCGATGTTGGCTTCCCATTCCGCATCGGTGACTGGCGGACGCAGCAGCGCGTCCACGAAGTTGCGCATGATGGACTGCTCCAGCGCGAAGTCCTGCGCGTGCTTGAGCGTCTCAAGGATCGTCCGGCGGATGATGGTGATGCGTGCGGGGTTGCTCATGATCCACGAGGGGTGCGGGGTTTCGGGCCGAACTGCAGGTCCAGGCGGTGGTGCCAGTCGCGGGCCATCTCGTTCATCTTGTCGATGATCCGGTTCTCCCGTTCGTGACCGGTCTCCAGGATCTTCACGAACTGTTTGGCCTGATCGTCGCTGACCTCTTTCAGGTCGCTTTCAAACCGATCCATCCGGTCAGTGAGTGGCTTCAGATCATTGAACGTGACGATCGCAGGCGTGTTCTGAATCTGGATCGGCTGGCCTTTGATCGTGACACTCGCCTCCTTGAGCGCCTCTTCCTTCCACTTCTTCTTGAGGATCGGCGCTCCGATGATCGCGGTGATGATGCCAGCGAGCGCGGTGGCCAGAACCGGAATTACATCTAGTATCCACTTTCCGGAGATCTGTGGATCCGGGGCGTGATGTGTGGCAGCAGTCGCTGCAGCAGCGATGAGCAGGGACAGGATCACAGCTTCCCGCCCTTCCCACACAGCCGCATAAGGCCTGCGGTGCCGATGAGGCCACGGAGCTGCATCTCATCCTCGGTCCAGGCTGCGGAGCGTTCCTGAAGGAAAGCATGGTCCACCACCCGGGCGAGCTTCGGCCCGGAGAGCCGCAGGACTGCTCTGGCCCGCTGCTCCTGATCTTGGATCGATAGGAGGCGCTGGAAAATCTTCACGCCCTTCTTCACAGCACGGACCCTTTCTCCAGATAGAGTTTGCGGAGCTGGGCCGTCGTCTTGCCGGTGCGCACGTTGTAGTGCGGCTGGTCGACGATCGATGTCCAGGAGCCGCCCCATTCCAGACCGCACTCCGCGGCGTTCTCGGAGATGGCCTTGTGGACCTTCGCCGCCCGGGCCTTCTGCTCCTTGGTGCCATCGTCCAGGTAGATCTTGCCGACGAAGATCCCGACATCGAAGGCGATGGCGAAGTTGTGGTTGCTGTAGCCGCCGCGTGCCTTCGTGACGATGCTTCCCGGCTTCGTCCTGCCCTGCGCATACAGGGCGTCCTGCTCCGCGAAGGTCCGGTTTCCGCTGATCACGATAACGTCGCAGCCCAGTGTCGCTGCGGTGGCTTTCGCCAGGCAGAGGAACTCGCGGGCCATCGGCACCGCCTTTGGATCCAGAGTGGCGAGGTTGGCTTCCGTGCGGGCGTCGAACGCCGTGCAGCTGGAGACGCGGGCCGGATGCTCCTTTTCGTCCTGGAGATCCATGTGCCGGTGCTGGAGCGCGGCGAGGACGTTCGCTGCCGTCACCGGTCCGAATCTGCCGTCTACCTTCACGCCCAGCTCGCGCTGGATGTTTTTGATGTTCTCGATCAGGTCGCTCATTCGCGTGGTCCTGGGAAGGGGTTGGAAATTGGCGCGGGGGAGGGCGTCTACAGCCTGCCTGGTCGAGCTTGCGGCCTCGGCCCTCCTCACCCGCAAAGGGGTTACTTGGTGGCGTTGACCGGCGGGTTGATGGAGCGCACGGCGTCTTCCTTGCCGACCGGGATGGAAAGATCGGTCCAGCCGATCACCTCACCCGTATCCGGATCCAGAACCGCCACCCGGCCGAAGATCACGGTCGGCTTCCCGGGCGTGGCTGTCAGCCCGGCCTTCGCGCCCGACTTTGGATCGCGGTAGTAGATCGAAGCCGTCGCCGGGTATTCCCTCGCGATCTCTTCGATCTTGGAAAGCGTCTTGCATGACGGCAGCAGCCCCCCGACTGCCGCCGCCATGCTGATGAGCAGGACGGATGCCCCCCCGGACATACCGCCTGATGCCGCATTCCCCAGGCGCTCGCCCAGGGATGGGAAAACTTTGCCCAGCGCGCTGATGAGCAGGCGCACCGCGATCATCGCCACCAGGGCGAGCAGGCCTGCCAGCGGATCCACCAGATCCGCGCCCGCCTTGTTGACCTGGTCAACCGTCGCTGGATCAACCGGCGTCACCGTTGCAAGGTAGGTTCCGAGACCGGCAAGGCCGGTGAGAGAGTGGCGGATCAGGGAGAGGAGTTGGTTCATGGTGGTGCTGGCGAGGCACGCATTGAACCATCACTTTCACCCACCGGGGCGGCACTCCCGCTACCGGCCTCCACTCGCCACTACTTCCGCTACTCGGCCCGGAAATACCCCCTTCAGACGCCGCTGAATCACTCGGCCATCTGAGCGTGCTTATGCCTCCACACGCTCAAAAGATCAACCCGGTAGTGGGAGTTCGGCCGCTGCGGGTTCCGCTTGTAACCCTTGATCTGGCCGGAGGTGATCAGCGTGTAGATCAGCTCCCGGTCGCAATCGTCCAGGATCTGGCAGGCTGTCGCCACATCGCCCCACCGGGTCAACTGGCCACCGGACTTCGTGGCCAGCTTCGTGCCTTCCGTCCAGGAACGCTCCGGGAACAGCGACAACTGGAGGGTGGAACTGTCAGCCATGCGCCCATCCTACCATGGGTGGGGCAAAATTTTTCAGTCTCCGCTGGCAGCAGCAGCTTCGACCTCTCCCTTGAACGCCGCCCAAGTCAGATTGAGCCGGGCTTCCAATGCAGCCGCTTTCTCGGCGATGACTTTGCTCAGCTCCTCATCGGTCAGCTGGCTATATTTGAAAGGGATAGCCGGATCGCGTGGAGTCCGGCCTGTCGCGGCGATGCTGCGGATGTTCTGCCGCTTGGTGAGTTCGTTCTTCGCTTGGGATGCATCCAAGGAGGCCTTCGCCAGCTCCATCTGGAACTCCCTCACCGCGTTGAACAACTTTTTGGATGCCACCGGCGCGAACTCCGCCGAATGAGCGGCCACCTGTTCCCTGGCGTGCTTCGCCTCTGGTGAACTGAAAGCAAAGGACTCGGCACGGGATTCTGCCTGGATCCACCGAAGATACCCAGCTCCGATGCGGTCTTTATCAGAGGGTTCAGATTCACGTGTCGTCTTCCTCTCCGCCAGTAGATCCGCTGTGGATTTCCACTTCGCGACCTCCTCCTGCTTTTCACAGGCAACGATGGTGCCCAGCAGGGCTGCTATAGCGATCAGTCTTTTCATCGTTTCCAAAGTCGGGTGATTCTGTCGGACACTGGATACATCCAATGAAACTCGGAACGCTCGTGCAAGGTGACGGGGTATCGCTCATTGAGGGGCACCAGCCGGATCTTGTCCCCTGCTGCTTCAAAGCGGCGGAAAATGATTCCGTCATTCGTGAACTTGGCCATCACAAAGCATCCGCTGTAGGCCTGTTCGCTTGGCTGCGTGATGATCAAATCTCCCGGCTCAAATGATAGACCCGGAGTGGTCGCTCTCATCGAGTCACCTTCCAGAATCGCTGCGAAAGCCTGCGGATCCTTCACATCGGACGCCACATAGTCCTGCCAATGCTTAGGCAGTTCCTCATAGCTTGCCGCGTCACCCGCATGTGCCCAGCTGATCACCGGGATGCGCCTTATCCCGCGAGTTCTGTAAGGCAGCGGTTCCTCTTGGAGATTTGAGTGAACAGTTTGTTTTCCTAGCGCACGCGCTTTTTCCTCAAGTCGCTCCAAGGATTGGATGAATTGTTCATCCGCAACAGAAACTCCCGTCTCGATGTAGTGGAGCTTTGTTCGCCCAACTCCAAGTTCCTTAGCGAGTTTCTCCTTGGATCGGATGCCGAGAGCGGCAGTGACCATGGCTAGTCTATGAACAAATTGTTCCGGCATGTTCAATTTCTGGTTGACGGAATGAACAATAAGTTCACTGTGTCCGTGAACAGAGTGTTCATTCCATGGCATCCCCCGTCAATAACAAACCCCCTCTCGCGATCCGCCGGAAGATCGACGTCGAAATGGCCAAGCGCGGCTGGAAGCAGCAGCACCTCGCCGCCGCCGTCTCCCGCGCCCGCAACACCGTGAACCGCGCCATCAACCACGGAGAGAACCAAGGCACTCTGGCCCTCATCCTCCAAGCCCTCGGAATCCGCGCATGAACCCCAGCGACGAATACCAACAGGACTGCGAACGCCTCGCTGCCTCAGTTGCCATCCGGGCGGCTGACAGCCTCGGACTCTCCAGCCGGGCAATGATCTATCGCGGCATCATCTCCCTTCTCCCGGAAAACACCGAGGAACGCGCCGAAGCCGAGAAGGCCAGCCGGGCGCTGGAGACCGCCGACCAATCGCAGATCCGCCTCTTCTCCCTTCTGCCCACGCCACCCACTCAACCGCCTCATCCCTGATCCTGTGAACCAAGCCACCCTCTACTCCATCGACCTCGCCCTTCTGGAGCTGCGCCGCCGCCAGCTCACCGGGGAGGAATGCCCGCAGCCCGGGATGGCCACGGCGCGGTCCATTGAACGGATCTCGCAGGAACTCGGCCACCCTGTGTCCCGCCGCACCTTCACCCGCTACGAGGCCCAGCTCGTCGGACGCATCGCCAAAAAGATGCGCATCGAAGCCGCAGACGCCCTCGCCCTTTTCCGCCGCATCAAATCCTGACCCCAACCAACCCACGCCTCCCCGACATGGAAACCACCGCCCCAGCCCGCGTCACCCTCAGCGGATTCATCGAGATCGGCAGCCGCCGCATGCGCCAGTGCGCCCGCATCAACCTCCAACTCGCCCGTGAAGCCCGCACCGCCGGGAACGCCCGGAAGCTCTCCTATCACATTGGCGTGGCCCTCCGCTGCCGCCGCGATGCCAACCAACTCCAAGCCCTCCACCACTGATCATCATGGACTCCATCTCCCTCATCATCGCCGGGGCCTTCGGTGCACTTCTCGGCATCGTCGCCGGTTTTCTGCTCTGCCTTGCCTACGCCCGCCACCGCGAACGTCGCGCAGCCGACGAAGCATGGCGCATGGCAACCACCTTCAACTCCCACAAATCCGGGAAACCAACCCGCCTCTGACTCCCACTCCCATGCTCCTCAAAGACGTTGTCGCCTCCAAGAAGGCAAAGGCCGCCACGGCTGCAAAAGCCGCTCCCGTCGAGATCACCACCGACGCACCAAAGGATCCCGCGTGGGATGCTGTCCGCGAAACCACCGCTCAGATGACCGGCCACGGTCGGATGTTCCTCCGCTGTCAGGTCCGTCTCGGCATGCTCCTTTTCAACCTCAAAAAGGCGCACGGATACCAGCCCGGGCAGCCCAAAAAGAATTCGCCAGACTCTGGCAAATACTTGCCATGGCCAGATCTGGTGAAGCAGGAATCCGGCTATTCCCGGCAGTCCGCCGACATCTTCATCCAGCTCTACGAGGCCAGCATCAAGAAGCTCAAGACCGCCAAAAAGCTTGGCCTTCCGGACGCCATGAAAAAGCAGGCGCTCGCCATCTTCCAGCCGGAGACCGGCCTCGCCCTCACCGCCGAGCAGTGGGAAACCGTTGACCAGGTCATCACCAGCGTCACGGACGGGGAGACCCAGAAGAGCCTCCTCCAGCACCTCAGACTTGTCCCGGAACCCAAGGCCATGCCGAAGGGCAAGACCGGCGGCAACGGCGGCTCCAGCGCCCCGGAGGCCACCGCAGGCCAGCTCGCCCTCCACTTCTTCGACCCCGTTGCAAAGCCGTTGATGAACGCCCGCTGCAACCCCGAATACAAGAAGCTGCTCATGGCCCTCCCGCTGGAATCCAGCGACGAGGCCCCGCTGTCCCTGTCCGTCCTGGAAGCCGAGTTCAAGGCCGCCCTCGCCGATATCGCCGAGGTCCGCGAGTCCACCCTCAAGGCCGCCCGTGGCCGCACCGTCGCCTGATCCCCACCCCCCCCCACCATGGCCAAGAAGCACATCATCAAGATTGGGTATCGCAGTTACTCCTGCGATAGCGTCACGGCTGCCACCGAGGCGGTCCGCATTCTGTCCAAGCTCAAGGAAGTCGATCACATCACCAGCGGCCCATACGAAACGTGGTACTACGTGGAGACCGGTGAGGGCGTCGAGGTGGAGTTGGAACTCAACAAGACCGTGAGGCCGAAGGCAGCTCCGAAGCCCGAACCAAAGGCCCTCGCCCTTCCAAAACCAAAGAAGGGAACGATCCAGTGCATGTGCGGTCAATCCTACGTGGCACCCAAGCAGTCCTGCGCTGCTTGTGGCCTCCCATTCAGCGCTTCCCACAGCCGCACCCACGACTCCGGACCATCCAACACGGTCCCGTTCCGTCTGAACCCCTGATCACCGCTCACTCGCCGCTTTCCACTTCCATGCACCTCTCCACCTCGGACCCGCGCATCCTCACGATCATCGCCAATGACGGCGGCCTCAATGATCTGAAGGATCTTAACGACCACCAGAAATCCAACCTCTTCAAGAAGCTCGGAGCGGTCCTGCTGGTCAATGACTGCGGCCACGGAGGGAAGGGCGCGATCGTCGCCGCCATCGCCAAGAACAACAACGTCTCCAAGGCGGCCGTGAACACATGGCTCCGCGCCTACAAGGACCACGGCTGGTCCGGCCTCATCGACGGCCGCCGCGCCGTCGCCGAGTCCCGCGCCGCCATGCCCTCCGTCACCAAGAAGTGGGTGGAGGACAAGATCCTGCGCAGCCAGCGCGAGGACAGCGTCCAGGAGGTTCACCGTCAGGTGCTCGATCAGTGGAACCTGTGGCGGCGCACCGGCGATTCACAGTATCAGATTCCAGGCTTCACCCGTCCGCCGAAAGACGCGGGGAAGGGGATCCCGGCCGGGTTCTCCTACGAGAACTTCCGTAGACTCAAGCCCACTCGTTATGCCGCCACCCTCGCACGGCAGGGCACCATCGCCGCATACCGCCAGCTCCCCTCCATTCTCTCCACCCGCGTCGGCACCCGCTACCTGGAGACCATCTTCTTCGATGACCAATACTATGACGTCCAGGTCCGCGTTCCAGGTTACGATGGGACGATGCGCCCGCTCGGCTTTAACGCGCTGGATCGCCTCACCGCCTTTCCCTTCACCCCGCACATCCGCCTTCGCTGGTATGACGTTGATTCCGAGACCTACCGCCACCTGACGCAGAAAGAGGCGGTCTGGTATGTCATCACCATTCTCTGCACCGAGGGCTTCCGCACCGATGACGTTGGCACTCGCCTTGTCCAGGAGCATGGGACCATGAAGGTCTGGAGCAACAAGTCGCTGGTCACGCTCGACGGTCATCATTCCTTCGGCGATGCGGTCAACGCCATCACCGGGGGCAAGGTCTGGATGGACGACTCCGGTCTTTTCAACAAGGCAGCCTTCGCCGAGCTTCTCTACGGTCCTAAGTCATCGGGCAATCCTCGGTTCAAGGCTCCCATCGAATCCTTTTTCCACGCGGTCCGCACCTACTCGCTCCCACTCATTGGTCAGACCGGCCGCAACGCTGAGATGGCTCCGGAGGAGAACTATGGCATCGACCAGTATGAGCGCCGGGTCATCAAGGCGGTGAAGGATCTTCCCCCCGCGATGCAGGAAGGCATCGCCAGCAACTACCTCACCGGCGTGGAGTTCAGCTCTTTGGCCATGCTCATCTACGATGCGCTCGCCGCCCGCACGGATCACAAGTTGGAAGGCTGGTCGCAGTGCGGCTTCGTGGAACCCATGTGGCGCTGGGCGGAGGATGAGCCGGATAGGTGGCGCACCCGTGGCGAGCTGGCAGGCCTGCCTCAGCACCTGCGTGACCACGCCCTCCACCAGCAGTCCCAGGATTCACGCCTCAGCACCGTTTTCAACTGGTCACCGCTCCAGGCGAAGGAAGCCCTCGCTCAGAGCGATCCTGCCATCAAGCGCCTGTCGTTTGTCGATGCGGTCCACCTCCTGCCCACCACTTGGGCGAAACCGGCCACGGTGAAGACGAACCATGAGATCCACATCACGGACGATCTTCGCCCCGGCGAGACCTTCATATATTTCCCCGAAATCACCACGCCCCGTGGCCGCACCGAGTTCCTCCGCCAGGGCGACAAGGTAATGGTGTTCTTCAATCCGCTGATGCCTGACCAGGTCATCGTCTGCGACCAGCAGTTCGCCGTCCTCGGCACGCTCACCCGCAACGTCCGCGTGGGCAACGACGCCGACCAGCTGGAGGCCATGTATCGCCAACGCTCCCGGCTCAAGTGGGTGGCGGATGCACCCGTCCGTCGTGCCAAGCAGCCGGATGCCGACCGCCGCGCCGCCGTCCGCGAGATCAACGACGATCTCATCGCCCGCGCCAAGGAAACCGACTTCCAGTCGCCCGCCATCCGCGCCACCGCCGAGGCCGCCGAGAAAGGCCGCAAGACCGCCGCTGCAACGCGCCTGAAAACGCGCGGCAAGGCGATCGATTGGGACAACGCCCCCTCCACCACTCCCGCACCTTCCGGCGGCATCGATGATCTCCCGGATGACGAAGACCTCCCACCAGCACTGTGAAACACCTCCCTATGAACCCGACCCCACCTGAACCCTCCAAGTTCTCCGAGAAAGGCAGCCTCAGCCTTTCCATCGAGCAGCTTGAGAACACCGTCGCCCGTTACTCCGAGGAAGCAGCGGACACCCTCCGCTTCTGGTTCCTCACCGCCCGTGATCGCAACTGGTCCCTGGCCAAGCTCGCAAGCGAGACCGGCGTCTCATCTTCCACGCTCACCCGCGTCCTGCGCGGCATCTACGGAGCCTCCATCGATAACATCATCGAGATCCTCCGCCGCGCCCAGGCGAACTTCGTGGAGTCGGTCGCCAACCCGGACTTCATCGATACCTCCCTTGCCCGGCGCATGTTCGCCATCTTCGAGAAGTCCCGCGCCCTCAGCAATGTCTCGATCATGTGGGGGAAGATGGGCATCGGGAAGTCCACCATCATCACCGAGTATCACCGGATCAACCAATCGCAGACCGTCGTGGTCCGCTTCCCGGCCGGAGCCACCTTTGCCATGTTCGTCCGCTACATCGCCAAGGCCTGCGGCATCGGCACCACCGGCCGCAACAAGAGCCAGCTGGAAGCACGGCAGACCATCATCCGCGTGCTCGCCCAAGGCAAGCGGCTGCTCATCGTGGATGAACTTCACCAGGCGTTCCTGACCTGCTCCCCGGACACCGCCGTCCGCTGCTGCGAATACCTCCGGGAGATCGCGGACGTTTCCGGCTGCGGCATGACCGTTGTCGGCACCAAGGATCTATGGGAGGCCTTCACCGGCGGCCCCTACAAGGAGGCACTCGCCCAGCTGCTCGACCGCGGCACCGTCCAAGCCGCACTGCCGGACAAGGCGACGAAGGGCGACATCAAGTCCTTCCTAGGCCACTACGGCCTGCCGGTCCCCGCCAACGATGATCCATCCGGAGCCGCCGCGATCATTGGGGACATCGTCACCACCAACGGCCTCCGCAAGCTCACCATGCACCTCCGGGACGGCGCGGCCTATGCCAACCGCCTGAAGGAAACCTTCACGCTCTCCCACTTCGTCGAGGCCTACGACGCCATCCAGTCACTCGGCAAACAGTAACCCCCGAACCTCCCACGCCTCCCCATGCAAAACACCGTCGAAACCACCGCCGCCCTCATCACCTGCCCATGCTGCGGGCATGATGCCGAACTCTACCGCAACCATCGCCGCCTCTACGTGGTCGAGTGCTCCAATCTCAGCACCTGCACGGAGTGGCCCATGACCCACCCGCAGGACACCGCCGAGCGAGCCATCACCGCCTGGAACAACAAGGAGACCCATTGATGTCACCGGAAAACCACATCCTCCGCGACTTGGAGTCCGGCCGCTCCACCGCCGCCGCCATCGGCGATCGCCTGGACATGCCCGCCGACATGGTCACCGCCATCCTTTCCCGCCTCATCACCGAGGAGAAAACAACCATCTCCGGCCACCTCGCCGGAACCATCCCCATCTACGAACTCCGTCAACACTGACCCTACCACCATCATGCCAGCCAAGAAAAAGAAAGCCGCTCCGCTCCCCGCCATCGAGACCATCGAACAGTTCCATGCCACCGTGGATCGCATCGCCGAGCTGGAGGTCCAGATCCGCGGAGGTGAAGCCATCCGGGACGCTGCAATCCAAACGGTCCTGGCCCAATACGACGGCGCGATCAAAACAAAGGCTGCCGAGATGAAGTCCCTCGTCGCCCTCGCAGGCACCTACGCCAAGGCTCACAAGGAAACCGTCTTCGGCGCGAAGCTCCGCTCCGCCGCCACCGCCCTCGCCACCTTCGGCCTGCGCTCCGGCAATGACTCGCTCAAGCCGCTCAACAGCAAGACCACTTGGGAGATCATCAAGGAGAAGGCGAAGGCATTGGGCAAATACATCCGCACTGTCGAGGAAGTGGATAAGCAGGCGCTGCTGGACGCGAAGCTCACCGATGCCCAATACGCCGAGCTGGGCGTCCGCGTCGATCGCGTGGAGCGCTTCTATGTCGAAGCGAAATCCGAAGCCGCCAACCGGATTTCCGCCGAAGTCGAAACCGCCGCCTGAGCCATGGAACCGGACCTCTTCAGCCCGTTCTACACGAACGCGATCAGCATCCCCGTCACCGGCTCCATCCACGCGATCATCACCGATGCCGGCATCGGTTCGGTATGGAAGCCTTCTGCCGCCGAGAAAGCCGCTATCGCCACTGGTGCCGTCGTGATGGTGTTCATCCCTGGCGAAAAGGTTCACCCGCCGATGTTCGTGCAGGCGCTTCTGGATTCCACCAGTGACCCCACCCTCGGCATCCCTCCGGAATCGCATCTCGCCCGGGTCAAACTGGTAGGTGGTCCGTTCAACAACGCATGGACCCCCGCCAGCTTCGGTCGGGCTTTGATCTACCGCTCCGGCCCTACTGGCGACGAATCCTCCTACGAGGCCTACGGCCACATCCCGGGCGACCCCGACAACGAATACCGCCACCTTTCGACCTATCTGGCCTCAACCATTCCCGGGGCGAACTACATCGAGAAAACCGCAAACCTCGCAACCGAGCGGGCGGAGTGTGACGCCTTTCGTCAGGCCGCCTACCTGTCCAACTCCTACGGCGTGCTGCCACCCCAGGCATCCTCCCTCACCACGCCCCTGTCCCGCGCCCAGGCGTTTTTTATCCTCAATAAGTATCCGGGCGTCCCGCAGCCCGAATCCCTCGTTCCAGGACCATAAACGTGGCGGCGATCATCGGTCGCCGTCTTCTCCTCAGCCCATCATGCCTCGCCCCCTCATCACCCTCCACGGCGGCCCATACAATGGCCGCACCATCCGGGATCTCGGCTCTGTCCGGATCCGGATGGGAATCGCGGACTGCTACGAGGGGAACAAGCCAGCCATCGGTGCCCGATGCGGCACCGCCATCTACGAGCCGACCGAAGACCGCGCCCGCGCCCACTGGCTCACCAATGATTGGGACGGGCGCATTGTTGACATCATCTGACCCCGCCATGAGCACCAAAAAGGAAACCACCGAAGCCAAGCTCCGCCGCCAGATCGCAGAAACCGAAGCAATGCTGGCCGCCCTCCAGGAGCGCCTCGCCAAGCTCACCACCCCGCAGGAGAAGGAAGCTCCCACGGACGATCTGAAGACCCTCTGGAAAGCCGCTCTGCCCATCTCCCGCACCCGCAGCTCCCAGCACCTCTGCCGGAAGGAATGGAACAAGATCCCGAAGGCCGACCGCCCCGCCATTGAGGAGCTGGTGCGTGCCATCACCGCCTGGAACCGCAGCCCTGAGTGGAAGAAGGACGGCAACGCCTACGCACCCGGCCTGCACCGCTGGATCAAGGAACGCCGCTGGCTCGATCTCCCCGAATCCAGCGAGGCCCCGTCTCGCCATCGCGCCATCCCGAAGCCCGCCCCGCCGCAGGACTCCGGCCCCGGTATCACCGACCGCGCCGAGATCGCCGCGCTCCTTTCCATCGAACCCAAGCGCATGAAGTCATGACCCGCCCCGTCGATCACTTCACGCGGGGCCGCGATGCCTACGACGCAGGCAAGCCCAACTTCTGTGACGACGCCCGAATCACCGGCAAATCCCGCGACGAATGGTATCGCGGCTGGCACCACCAGCAGCGCCTCCGCACCAACCCCGCCGCCCAGGCCGACGTAGACGCCGCCATCGCGGGAATCCAAGAGACCATTGACCTCCTAAACTCGAAATCATGACCTCCTCTAACCCTATCCTCGACAAAATAAAGAAGCTCCTCCGGTTGTCGAAGGACTCTGCCGCCACGGCGGCAGAGGCGGCAAATGCGCTTCAGAAAGCAATCTCTCTTGCCGAAGCGAATGGCATCGATATTCAGGCGGTAAAGTTCGCGGAGGACAATGGACCAGGTCTTACCCACGCCACAGAGCCGTCACAGGCTGGACCGGCTCACCGCCTGGCGTCCTGGCTGGTCAAGGAGCAATTCGGCGTTGAGACGCTGTTCGATAAGACTACGAAGAAGCCTTCCATCCATTTCATTGGTCTGGAAATCAACTGTCAGCTCGCCGCCTACGCCTACGTCTATCTGGTCCGGTCAATGCGCCAGGCGTGGCGAAAGAGAGCAAACCGCCGCTTGCGTGATAGGGAGGCATTTCTTACCGGTTACGACTCAGCAATCTCGCGTCTGATGCCTCGCGTTTTCCGAAATGAGGGGCTGGTCCTCTCCGCCAAAGCCTACATAGAGACGGCCCTCTCATCGCCGCACAGCAAGATCACCCAGCTGAGATCGGTCGGTGAGAAGGTCAGCCCGAGGGCATTCACTGACGGCTACCTAGCGGGTAAGGCCGCCGGTATTCGCAACGGCATCGAGAGGACTGGCAGTCTCGAACTTCCCCTTCATTCATCCTAGGAGGCCGTTCTTCGCCGTCACGGAGTGTAATAGATCCACTGAAGAAGGAACCCCCCAGCAAGCAGAGTCACGCCGAGGCGGCTGCATATCCATGAAAGGATTGTCCTGATTCCAGTAGGGTCGCCGAGCCTGATTTGAGAGGGGGAGATGACCTTGGACAGCAGCCATGTGTCCAACCACAGCAGTAGTGCGCCGGAGAAATTCAAAACGATGCCTATCTTTTCCATAAGTGTTCCCGCCCATATCGGCCGCTGAGAAAGCGCGCAAGTCTTCACACCTTTACCGCCATGATCCCCGCCAAAAAGATCGCCCGGAAAACCGCCCGCAAGGCCGCCGCCGTCGCCCCGAAGAAAAAGCGCGGGAACATGACATCAGCCGAGATCAAGCCGCTCGTAATAGCCGCTCGCAAAGCCTACGACGTCCAGAGCGGCATGGACTTGACCGATGGCCTTTCCTTCGACGACTGGCGTCGGGAGCAGGTTATGGCCTGCGTGGGTAGGGAAGGCCTCACCGCCTGCAATCACGATGACTACCGGCCGTTGCTGGCCCATTTCCAGACCCTCGCGGGTGACGACTCTGCCGCCCTGGGGAACCTCCTGCGCTCTGGCCACAAGACCGACCATGCGGACACCCGGGACACGCAGGAGAAGCGGAGCCAGCTCGCCTTCACCATCGCGGAGAAGCTCGCGTATCACCTCTACATCGCCAGCAACAGCGTGGAACAGATCCTCGCGGACGGACAGGAAGCGTGGGTGGCACAGAATCCCGGCGAGATCTTTACCGGCCCGGATCCCGCCTGGCTCTCCGATCTCCGCTCTCGCAAACATGCCATCGCCGCCCGCGATAACGGCCCCCTCGGCGTTGGCTACCTCATTTCCATCGTCCGTCAGAAGACCCGCCGGAAGGATCTCCAGCTCGGCACGATCTGGCAGGACGGCCTCGCGGAACGCTGCACCGTCCCGCAGCTGGAGCAGATCCTCTATACCCTCGTCAACCGCATCAACGCCGCCGAGGGTGTCCGGGAAACGGAGCGCGGCCGCAACAAAGGCCAGCGCTCCGGCAAATACCGCGCGGCCAAGGAACAGAAGATGATCGACCCTCGCTGGTGA